GCCTATAATGACTATCCTGTAGAATGGACTCACCTTTTTGAACAAAACAAATCTGATAAAGCCTATGAAGAAGATGTTGGTCTTTCTGGTCTTGGTCTAGCTATTGTTAAACCTGAAGGTAGCCCAATTACTTATGATACAGAACGTCAAGGTTTCACAACCCGTTACAATCATCTAGTATATGCCCTTGGCTTTATCATCACTCGTGAAATCTTTGAAGATGATCAGTATGGTAAAGTAGGTGCACAAAAAGCTAAAGCTCTTGCACGTTCCCTACGTCAAACTAAGGAAATTGTAGCAGCTAGCGTTTATAATCGTGCATTCACTTCTGGTTACACTGGTGGTGATGGTATTGTTCTTCTATCAACTGCTCACCTTAATATGGCTGGTGGTACTTATAGTAACAAGATTGCAACCGATGCTGACATCAGTGAAGCTGCTCTTGAGCAAGCCTCTATTGATATTGCTGGTTTTCGTGATGATCGCGGTCTTCTAATTGCTGCTAAACCTAAGAAACTAATTGTTCCTTATCAACTACAATTTGAAGTTAAGCGTATTCTTGGTGCTGATGGTCGTGTTGGTACTGACTTAAATGATCCAAACGTTCTTAAGCAATCAAGCATCTATGACCAAGTTGTTGTTAACCATTATCTATCCTCAACAGGTTCAGACGACTGGTTTATCATGACTGACGTTCCTGATGGTATGAAGTACTTTGAACGTCGTGCTGATCAGTTTGAACAGGATAATGACTTTGATACTGAAAACGCTAAGTTTAAGGCAACTGCTCGTTACTCATTTGGTTGGTCAGACCCGAGAGGATTATACGGGAGTCAGGGCGCTTAGTCCATCCAATTAATTTTTAAAGTAATTTTTCTGAATAGGAGTAGGAAATATGAATACAATTGCAGATTTAGCTTGGGCTGCTGGAATCATTGATGGTGAAGGCAGTATATTTATTATGAAACAACAACGTAAGGATCGGGAACGAGGTCATAATTATATTTTAAGAATCTCAGTACAAAGTACTGATCCTTATATGACAAAAGAACTTGGTAAATTATTTCCAGATGGAGCAATCTTTTCACAAGAGAGATATAAATCTGAAAATTGGAGTGATACTTTAAAATGGCAAGTTAGTGGTCGTAGGGCCGTTAATATATTAAAACAGATATTGCCTTTTATGAGAGTAAAACAAGATCAAGCAAAAATGGCTGTTGATTTTCAAGAAACTACAAAAAAACATTGGAGGCATATGACAACTTTAGATTATGATACCCAAGAAGCTTTTTATTATAGTTTAAAACAAGCTAAACAAGATTTAAAAATTGGAAAATCTAATTCTTAGAAAGGAATTATTATGCCTAAACCGATTCTAGGTCCTGCTGGCGTTACTGTTTATACTCCGCCAGCCTTAGAAATTTATCAAAAGGTAGCTTATTTAGATACAAGTGCTGGAGATGCTGTTGGCTTTTTAGCTTTTGCTTTACCTAAAGGGTGTATTCCAACATCTATCTTTTTTGCATCTCTAGGTGCAAATGTCGCTCAAACTATTAATTTGGGCACAACCTTAGGAGGTGGTCAATTGGTTAATGCTCTTGCTTGTAATGGAGCACAGTTTAATACTGTTGGTACTGCTGTTGGTGCTTTATTTGGTACACAACTTACAGCGGATACTCCAATTTATGCAAAAGCCTCTGCACAATTAACAAGTCCTGTTAGGGTTTTAGTTCGTTACTACTTCCCACAACAAGGGATGACTTGGTAAAACCCCCGAAGATGGGATTAGGATTAATACTCTTAATCCCATTTTTTACTTTTAAGGTTTATATATGACTCCACAAGTTATTAGTTTAAGTGCAGCAGGGTCTACAGCATGGATACCTGTAGATTATAAACAAAATCCATACAATATTAATATAGCGATTGTAGTATCAAATACACCTAATTTAACCTGTAAAGTTGAATACACCTTAGATGATATTTTCAATCCTGCTATTACACCTACAGC